TTGGTTTGTTTTCCCCGCCAAACGACTCGAAAAGCCACGAAAATGACTGAGAAGGTCATAACAGGTCACCAACCGACCGCAAACGGCTTAAACGGGCTGCAAACGGTTTTGGGTAGAGACACAGAAGGGCAAAACACGCTATTTGGGGTTCAAACCCCGCGAATCCACACGCCATTGAACGATTTACCCTCACGCGGGGGCGAATTGATTGATCTAGCCAGCGATCTAGGCATTGATCTTATGGAATGGCAGAAATTCGCGCTTATCAATACGCACAAAGTTAAACCCGACGGTCGCTGGGCTACCCCTGTGAATTGCATTGTCGTTGCTAGGCAACAAGGAAAATCATTTTTGCAGCTGATTCGAATCATGGGCGGTTTATTTCTATGGGACGAAAAGTTGCAAATTGGTTCGGCGCACCGTTTGTCAACATCACTTGAACAATTTAGGGCAATGGTTGAAATGATTGAAGGCAATGACAACCTGGCAAAACAAGTTAAAAAAATCCGTTGGCAACATGGCGGTGAGGAAATCGAAACCATGACGGGCAACAGATTTATTGTGCGCGCTGGTGGGTCGGCTGCTCGCGGTGTTTCCCGCCCGTCAACTATTCACTTGGACGAATTGCGCGAAATGACCGACATTGAAAGTTTTGCTTCATTGCGCTACACCCTTATGGCAGCGCAAAATCCTATGGTCATGTCGTACACAAACGCAGGCGATTCCAGTTCCGTCGTGCTGAACGATTTTAGAAATCGCGCGTTGGCGCGTATTGCTGGGGCAGATGATGAAATTGGTTATTTTGAATGGTCAGCACCGACTGACGAAATAAGCGTTGAAAACGCGCGTCACTCAAATCCGTCAATGGGCTATTTGTTTCACCCTGACAATGTTCGCAGTGTTTTGAATGACCCCGCTGACGTTGTAATGACGGAAGTGTTGTGCCGTTGGGTTGTGGCAATTTCTTCAGCCGTGGACGCAGCTAGTTGGGGCAATTGCGTTGACAAGTCTGCCGATCTTGACCCCGACAAATTGACCTGGTTGGCAATTGACCTATCACCTGACAGAAAACATGCAAGTTTGGTTGGCGCGCAAAAACTGGGTGAAGAACAGTTTGTGGTCAAATTGCTGCACACCTGGTCAAATGAATTGCAACTGGACGATAAGGCAATCGCAAATGATCTTGCAGATTATGCCCGCAAGTATCCAACCGAATACGTCCTTTACTCACGGAAAACGTCAGGCGCGGTTGCTGCAAGGCTTGCACCCGCTGGCATTGCCATTTTCGACATGGACGGGGCTTATCCGCAAGCGTGTGACGAAATGCTAAGCGCAATCAATTCGGGACGCTTGAAACACCGTGGACAATCCCAGTTGACTGAAGAAATGCTTTCAGCGGTGCAATTGCGTCGCGGTGACGGCGGTTGGGTTATTGGACGCCGTGCAAGTCAAGCGGTTGTTTGTGGCGCGGTGGCAACTGCCCTAGTGACACATTTTGCGACACGCCCAGAGAATGATCTTGACATCATGGTGGGTTGATCGTATAAGCCTGACACAATTCGGGCATGGCATTTTCTGATCTATTTATTCGCAAGGCTGCGCCTGCCGTCACAGTCGAAGCCGCGCAAGTGGACGCAGCTGCTATCGCGCCGTATTACAGTGAAGTAGGAAATCTATTTCTATTCGGCGGGATAGTAACTGCCTCACGCGCTGAAGCAATGAGCGTGCCAACATGCGCACGGGCTTTAGGCATTATTCAAACAATTGGTTCATTACCAATGCACACGCGCAATGAAGCAACAGGCGAAAAAGTTTCACAACCGCGCGTGATCAATCAACCTGACCCACGAATTCCAGGCACAACATTTTGGGCATGGATTATTTCTGATTTATTTTTCTTTCCAAACGCTTATGCGTACGTTATGGAACGTTATGCAGACACGGGCAAAATTCGCGCAATGGAAAGAATTGCACCTGAGCGCGTAACAATTACAACCAACGGCATGGGTTTTGAAATTGTGTCGTATCAAATTGACGGTTCATTTGTTGACCCGTCCAATTTGGTTGTTTTCCAGGGTACGCAAGAAGGTTTGCTGAGCCGCGCAGGTCGTACGATTAGAGCAGCGGCAGCGTTGGAACGCGCAGCAATGAATTTTGCAAATGAGCCAATTCCACAAATGGTTTTGAAATCCAATGGCACATCATTGCCAGCCGACAGAATTTCAAAGTTGCTCACGTCATGGCGTACTGCTCGCGCAAGCAAATCAACGGCATTTCTTAACGCTGACGTAAGTTTGGAAACAATTGGCTATGACCCAAAGAATTTGCAGCTGAATGAAGCGCGCAACTACGTTTCACTTGAATTGGCGCGTGCGTGCGGTTTGCCAGCGTATTTCACAGATTCGCAGCAATCCAGTTTTACATACTCCAACGCCTTAGACAAAAGGCGCGACCTGGTGGATTTTGCTTTCAGAAATTACATGTCAATTATTGAACAAAGGTTATCTTTTGCGGATTTTACACCAGCGGGCAACAAAGTTTCATTTGACTTAGATGATTTCTTGCGTGGCAATCCTTATGAACGCGCGCAAGTTTATGAAATCTTAAATCGAATTGGCGCAATGTCAATTGATGAAATACGCGAGGAAGAAGACATGCTGCTATGAAAAAAGTGACCACACCGTTTCAAATAACCGCTGCCGATTCCAACAGTCGCACAATAACTGGAACAATTGTGACGTTTGAGGAAACTGGCAACGCTTCAATTGGCAAAGTGCAATTTGCAAAGGGTTCAATTAAGCCAACGCCTGTTTTGCTCAATCTAGAGCATGACCGTTCACGCAGAATTGGAAAAACTTTAAGCATTGATAGCAATGATCAAAACATGACGGCGACGTTTAAAATTGCTGCAACAACTGCAGGCAATGACGCGTTAGTTGAAGCCGCTGAAGGTTTGCGCGACGGTTTCAGTGTTGAAGTTTCATTTGATGAATACGAAACACTCAAAGACGGAACTGTGCGAATTCTTGCGGGTGAATTGACAGCCGTTGCGTTAACGTCGGAACCTGCTATTCGATCAGCACGCGTTGAGTCAGTCGCAGCGACAGAGGAAGAACAAATTTCAGATTCAACAATTGAACCTGAAGCACCACAACCAACAGAAGGAGAAGACGAAGTGGAAGACACCGTCAAAGACGCTGCAACCGCCGAAACGGTTGAAGCCGCCCAGTCAGTCACCGCAACTGCAAACGCAGTAGGTGGTTGGAAATCAACACCACGCATTGAAATCACTGCTTCAAAGTACCTAGAGAATAAGGTTCTTGCTGCAACTGGTGATGAGTCAGCGCGTCAATACGTTCTAGCAGCTGATAACACAACAGACAACGCAGGACTTGTTCCTACACGTCAGTTGACTGAAGTTATCAACGGACTAGGTACAAGAATTAGACCCAGCATTGATGCGATCAGTTCGGGGAGCCTGCCTGACGCTGGCATGACTTTTGAAATTCCAAAGATCACACAAATGCCAACAGTTGCAGTCACAGCGGAAGACGCAGCGTTTTCTGATACAGATCAGAATTCAGCGTTCCTCTCAGTTGACGTCAAGAAATTTGCGGGGCAACAAAAGTTTTCAGTTGAATTGCTAACCCGCACAAGTCCATTATTTTATGATGAACTTCTCAGAAATATGGGCGCGGCAATGGCTAAGGCGCAAAACGCTTACGTCAACGGTTTGCTAATTTCAGGTGCAACACTTGACGGAACAACAGTTGCAACATACCCAACAGCGAGCGAATTGCTTGGAATCATTTCACGCGGTTCAGCAAGCGTTTATGCTGCAACAGCGGGGCTTGCAAATCCATTTGCACGCAATTTGATTGCTTCAACTGGTCAATGGGCAAACCTAATGACATTGAATGACAATGGTCGTCCAATTTATTCACAGGTTTCAAACCCTATGAACCAACCAGGTGTTGCAGTGCCAACATCACTGACTGGAAACGTTGCGGGCTTGAACCTGTACGTTGACCCAACAAACGGCGGCGACGGCGACGGAACACTCCTAGTCGTTAACCCTGACGCATACACATGGTACGAAGGTACACAGTACCAATTGCGTGCTGAATCAACTGCGGACGGTTCAATCACAGTTGGTATCTATTCATTTGGTGCGCTGGCAACAAAGATCGCAGCAGGCGCGTTCAAGAATAACAAGGCGTAAGCCAAACTTAATCATGCGCTACGGTCACTCCCGAACGTAGCGCAGCAGATCGAAAGGAACGGACATGCCAAGTGTTGTAACAGCAAGTCAATTGCGCACAGTGCTTGGCGTGTCCGTCTCCTTATACAGTGACAGTTATTTGGACGAAATAATCAACACCAGTGAAGCGGTCATTTTGCCAATGCTGGTTGCAAACACTTCAGCGGTTAATGCTTACAAATTAACTGACAACGTTGCGACGTATTACACTCAACGCGCTCACCATTTTGTCGCTGGTCAGTCAGTTATTGTGACAGGTCTGCCAGCACCATTTTCAGCAACCGTCACAGTCGTTGACGTTCATGAATACCGATTCACCGCTGCCATTACAAATGCCAACGTAACAGTGCGCGACATACTCCCAACAGGTACAGCAACACTTTCGGGCTATTCCGCAGCCGACATTTATGCAAACACACCCGCAATTGAGTCAGCGATTCTTGCGGTTTGCACTGAAGTTTTTCAATCACGAATTGCAGCTGGTGGCGAAATCCAGGGCGTAGATTTTGCTTCGACGCCGTACAGAATGGGACGCAGTTTGACCAATCGCGTGTCAACCTTGCTTATGCCTTACCTAGACGTTGAAACGGTTGTGCAGTAATGCCAGCCAATTCAGTTGCCGACACCCGCGCAGCCCTAGCAACAGCCTTCAGTGGTCTAGCGGCAACCAGTTATTCCAGCGTGCCTGAGACGCCGTTACCACCAGCCATTGCGATTTTGCCTGGTTCGCCCTACATGGAAGTTGTTTTGATCGGTAAGGCAAAAACACAGGTCAAATTAAATTTTGCTATTTCTGCCATTGTTGCTTCAAATAGCAACGCAGGTTCACTAGACAACCTGGAAAAACTAGTCATAGGAATTCTCGCGGCAATGCCTGCGGGATACGTTGTTGGCGTTGTTGAAAAGCCGACAGTGTTGGAAGTGGGCCAAAGTCCAATGCTGGTTGCTGACATAAACGTTTCGACGTACTACACACAAACAACATAAGGAGACAACGTGCCAACAACGATCATCACGGGTCGCGATTTAGTCTTGACGATCGCTTCCACAAACTACGACGCACAGGCGACCAGTGCGGTTCTAAGCAATTCACCAACAGTTGAGACTTACCAAACACTTGACGGCAAGGCTTACAAGCACATTGACGATCAGTGGACACTAGACGTTGAAATGCTTGCAGACTGGGGCGCAACAGGTTCACTATGCGAAGCACTATGGACTGCCTGGGAATCAGCACCAAACACAACGCTGGCAGTTTCATTGACCGCTGCGACAGGCGCGGTTTTCACATGCAACGTCATGCCAGTGGTTCCGTCAATCGGCGGGTCAGCACCCGACGCTCAAACAGTATCGCTATCATTCGTAGTGGTTAATAACCCAAGCGAAACATTTAGTTAAAATCTAACAATCGGGAGACAAAATGAAGTTACCAATAACAATTGAATACAACGACGGCGTGCAGGCAACATACGTTGCCGCACCGCCTGAGTGGGTTAAATGGGAAAAGCACACAGGCAACACCATTTCAAATGCCCAGGACAAAATCGGAATTGCGGATTTGGTTTTTCTTGCTTATCACGCCATGAAGCGTGAAGCAGCTGGTAAGCCAATAAAGCCAATTGACGTTTGGACTGAAACCATTTCTGAAGTGATCGTCGGTGAGGCAAACCCAAAAGCCACCCAGTCGGAAGCCTTAGCAGAATAGTGTGGGAAGTAGCCCTGGCAACGGGGCTACCGCCCAGCGAATTTGAAAGTGCCGAAGACATTTTGACAGTCATTGAAATTTTAGAGAGGCAAAAAAATGGCAAGTGAGGCGATTAGTTACGACAAAGCCGAATTGCGTGCCATTGCCAAATCTTTCAAAGCAATGGACGACGAAGCGTTGGAACAAACCAAATCAACGTCAAACGCCCTGGCAGATTTTGTGAACACAAAAATTCAGGAATCAGCCCGTCAAACAAATGCAATTCCAAAGGTTTCAACCCGAATTGCTGAAGGTGGCAAGGTTTCAAAATCATCAAAGTTTGGTGAAATCAGTTACGGTTTTGCACGCCAAAAGTTTTCAGGCGGTGCAACTACGCAAGACCTATGGGGCGGTGCTGAATTTGGTTCAAACAAATACAAGCAATTTCCAGTGTGGTCGGGTCGTGAGGGCAAAGGTTCGCGCGGTTGGTTTATTTATCCCACATTGCGCAGCGTTCAACCTGAAGTGATCAAGCGTTGGGAAACAGCGTTTGCCGACATAACAAAGAAATACGACTGACATGGCAGGTTCACGCACGCTCAAACTGACCATACTTGGTGACGTTGACAATTTAACAAAATCCCTGAAAACGGCTGAAACAGACACGGATAGTTTTGGCGACAAGATAGGCAAAACGGGCAAGGTCATTGGTGCTGCATTTGCCGCCGCTGCCCTAGCCGCTGGTGCATACGCGGTCAAGATTGGCATTGACGGCGTTCAAGCCGCCATTGAAGATGAAAAAGCACAAACACAATTGGCAATTGCAATCAAGGCTGCCACGGGTGCAACTGACGAAAACATCAAATCCATTGAAGCGCAAATTCTCAAAACATCATTAGCAACTGGTGTTGCTGACGATCAGTTGCGCCCAGCATTGTCACGTTTGGTTTTGTCAACAAATGACACACAAAAAGCAACTGACCTTTTAAACCTTGCATTGGACGTCAGTGCTGCAACAGGCAAACCGCTTGAAACAGTCACAAACGCATTGGGCAAAGCCTATGACGGCAACAGTGCTGCCTTAGCAAAACTAGGCATTGGCTACGGCGCAGCTGAATTAAAGGGCAAAGATTTTAGTACGGTTGCCGCTGAATTGTCTGCACAATTTGGCGGGTCAGCATTAACCGCCGCTGAAACCTATCAGGGACAAATTGACCGTTTGAAAGTAGCATTTGACGAAACAAAAGAAACATTAGGCGCAGCGTTATTGCCAATCGTGCAAACATTTATTACATTTTTAAATGACACCGCAATGCCAATTTTTATGCAGGTTGTTGGTGCATTTACAGACAAAAAATCAGGCTTAAACGCTGGAATCACAACGGTTGTTGACACAATCAAATCAGTTGCAATTCCAATTTTTGAGGGATTTGTTAAAGCGTTTGGATTTATTAAAGACGCCATTGACGGAAACAAAGAATCATTTGAATCATTTGCTGAAGTTGTCAAAACGGTTGCACCAGTTTTGGGCAAAGTGCTGGGCGGTATTGTCACGGTAATTGGCGGGGTTGCGTCAGTGGTTCTTGATCTAATTGGCAAGGTTGCAGGCGCGGTTGCGCCAATTTTAAACACTGCCATTGACGGAATCAACGCGGTAATTACTGGATTGAATCTTGTTAAGCCTGGTACAGACATTCCAAAATTGAGCAAGATTGGCGCGCCCGTTGGAACACCAGGCTTTAGCGGTACAACACCAGGTGGACAACCGTTTGCTGGAACGTTGACCGTTCCAAAATTAACCGTGCCAAGCGTCATTGGCGGGGGCACAACGGGCGGGGGCACAACGGGCGGGGGCACAACGGGCGGGGGCGGGGGCGTTGCAACTGCAGCAACAATGGCGGCAACCGCAGCTGCAGCCGCGTCAAATATTGTCACAGGTTCATTCGGCGCAGGCTCATTTAGAGCCGCTGAAGCCGCTTCAATGACTCCAACGATCAACCTAACCGTTAACGGGGCAATAGATTCTGAAGGCACTGCCCGCACAATTATTGAAACATTGAATGACTCTTACTATCGCGGCACGGGTGGCGGCGGAAATCTACAAATAGCATGACAAACTGGTCGCCCGTTTGGAAAGTTGAAATTGACGGCGTTGCATACACAACGGCGGTTTTGGCAAATCTTTCGATCACTAGCGGTCGAACAAACATTTATGAGCAAGCGCAGGCAGGTTTTGCCACTATTCAATTGATTGACGTCAGCCAAACGGCAGTGCCAGTTTCAGTCAATTCAACACTTTCAATTGAAATCAAGGACACATCAGGCACATACGTCCCTATTTTTGGCGGCAACGTTGTGGACATTGGTTTGGAAGTGCGTGACGTAGGTTCAACTATGTTCACACAAACGTATTCAATCACCGCACTGGGGGCATTGGCACGTTTGCCAAAAGTTTTGACCAACGGTGTTTTGCCAAAGGAATTTGACGGCGATCAGATTTATGACGTATTAAGTCAAGTTTTATTTGGGCAATGGCAACAGGTGGCAGGCGCGTTAACCTGGGCAACCTACCCTGCAACAACAACCTGGGCAACGGCTGAAAACAACGGATTGGGCGAAATTGACCGCCCAGGCAATTATGAATTGGCAGCCCGTTCAAGTAGTCGAACCGACGTGTATTCACTGGTTTCAGCCCTAGCAACGTCAGGTTTGGGTTACATTTATGAAGACGCTTTTGGACGAATCGGGTATGCGGACAGTACACACCGCACGACTTATTTAGCAGCTAACGGCTACGTTGACATTGACGCAAATCAAGCCCGTGCAAAAGGTTTAAAGATTGAAACCCGCGCGGGTGACGTGCGCAATTCATTGACTATTAAATACAACGCTACGAGCAGTGCTGAGCAATCTGCCAGTGACGCAGCCTCAATTGCTGAATTTGGCACATTGGCACAAATTATTACAACGACACTGCACAACAGTGCTGACGCCACTGCTCAGGCAAATTTCTATCTTTCCTTGCGCGCACAACCTGAGCCAATTTTTAAAGCAATGACGTTTGACCTGACAAATCCTGAATTGGACAACGCTGATCGTGACGCGCTACTTAACGTTTTTATGGGTCAACCGTTGGCAATAGTCAATCTGCCTTTAAACATGAATTCAGGTGCGTTTCAGGGGTTTGTCGAGGGCTGGTCATTTTCTGCCAGTTACAACCAATTAAGCCTGACCGTTTTGCTTTCCCCACTTGCTTACTCATTGCAGGCAATGCGTTGGAATGACGTCCCAATAACCGAAAAATGGAACACCGTGTCGCCGACATTGGAATGGCAGTATGCGACAATTGTCGCCTAAGGAAAGGAAACTACAATTACAAACCCTACGAGCAATTACGGTTTTGTTTTACCGACGGCGACAGATTTAGTCACGGATTTACCAGCTGATTTTGACGTTGCATTGCAAGGCGTTGACACGCGATTGAAGGCATTGCAACCAGGCACAACGCTTGGCGATCTTGCTTATTCATCAGCAACGGCAAACACCAACACACGTTTGGGCATTGGTAGCAATGGACAGGTTTTAGCCGTGTCAGGCGGCGTGCCAGCATGGACAACAACTGCCGACGTGACGCCACTTACAACTAAGGGCGATTTATTTACCTTCACAACGGTGGACGCGCGTTTGGGTGTGGGAACAAACGGACAAGTTTTGACCGCTGATTCAACGGCTGCCACGGGTCTTGCATGGGCAACTGCAACGAGTGGTCGGACATTGTTGTCAACAACAACGCTAACGGGTGCTTCAACAACAGTGAGCGGCATAAGCCAGGCTTACAAAGATTTATTCATAGTTATGTATGGATTGACAAATGCAACCGCTGCTGGAACTTTAAACATTTCTCCAAACAACGCAAATAATGCGGCAACAACTGGTGTCACTGGTGATGGCAGCACTGGAACGACATTTGCAAGCAGTGGTGCGGCAAATTCAATTGGTTCAAGAATTGCTATGACAAGAACTAACGCCAACAATTCGTTTTATCTTACAATTACAAATTACACTTCTACAACAATCCAATGCGGCGTGGAAATGACGGGAAAGTTTGTAGTTGACGCGAGCGGAAATGCTGGCTCACTTAATTTAGCGGGTGGTTTTTATACCGCTGCAGCAACTACATCTATTGTGTTTGCAAATTCTGGTGGAAACTGGTCTACTGGAACAGTCGAAATTTATGGGGTCAACTAATGACAAATCCAATGATTAGAATTCATGATTTAAAAACAAATGAAGTAATTGACAGAGAAATGACTAAAGAGGAATTTGAAGAATTTCAAAATCCTAGTTATTTAAAAAATCCTGAATACATTAAACAACAGGCAGACGAAACAAAAAAAGCCGCTGCACGTCAAGTAGTTTTGGATAAACTGGGTTTGACCACTGAAGAAATTGCAGCATTACTTTCATGATTTATCCGCAAGGCACAAATGCACGGTTGATCGAAGTCGCCGCAGCTGAAATTGGCACGGTCGAAGAAGGCGACAACCTGACCAAATACGGCAAATACACAAAGGCAGACGGTTTGCCCTGGTGTGGCAGTTTTGTCAATTGGTGTGCAAATGAAGCGGGCGTCAAAATCCATTCAGTTGTTGCAACTGCATTGGGTGCGCATAAGTTTAAGGAAACATCACGTTGGTCAAATCTGCCTCAATTAGGTTATTTGGCGTTCATGGATTTTCCACATGACGGCGTTGACAGAATTTCTCACATTGGAATCGTTGTTGGTTTGATTGACGACAAAACCTGCGTGACAATTGAAGGCAACACCAGCGGCACGGGTGATCAGCGCAATGGCGGCATGGTCATGGTTAAGGTTCGCAAAATCGGGACTGAAATTGTTGGGTTTGGAATTCCAAAGTTTGTCCCATACAGGGGCGAATTTCCAACAGTAGAAACACCAAAATCGGGAGTAAAACCGACAAAGGAGAAAACAAAATGGACAAAGCCAAAGCCTTAGCAGCCTCATGGGCTAGAAGTTTCATGGCAGCCGCGCTCGCGTTATACATGGCAGGCGTGCAAGACCCTAAGACCCTTGCAATGGGTGGCATTGCTGCAATTGCACCAGTCGTTTTGCGCTGGTTAAATCCAAATGACAAAATTGGGTCAACGGGGAAGTGACTCCAAACGAGTGGACGGCGGTGGGTGGGCTCGTCCTTTCGACGCTTGCCGCCGTCTATGGTTTGGCGCGTTTTGTTGTCAAATCCATAATGCGCGAATTGTTGCCCAACAGTGGGACAAGCCTTAAAGACCAGGTAAATCGCATTGAGGCACGCGTGGACGCGTTGTATAACGTCATGATAAGCAAATAGACACGCCGACACTTACGCAAGGTTCTTGACGGCGCGTTGATCATGCTTCACCCTATGTTTAGGTGGTAGTCGTTACCGCCTAGATTCGGGAGAAATCAAAATGGTACTTGATCTATTAGACCCAGCAACATTGGGTCGTTTGAGCATGCTGGCAATTTTGCTGGTCATGTCAGCTGCCGTCGGATACGCTAAAGGCTTCAAAGACGGTAAGCGCGAAGGCATTGCACGCCGTAAGGCAATCACACGCCACATTGCAAACAAGGCGGTGAAGTAATGGGATTTCTTGATAATTATGAGGCAAGCCGAGAGCGTTTAGAGCGTTGGTTGGAAAACTACCCATTGGGCAGAATTGAAACCCGCATTGTGGAATTTAGTGCGGAAAAGGGTTATGTCCTAGTTGAAGCAAAAGCGTTTCGCAATTATGACGACGTATTGCCAGCGGGGATTGACTATGCCCACGGTTACGTTGGTGCGTATCAGCAAAACATGAAACGTTGGTTTGTTGAAGATACGGTCACCAGCGCAATTATGAGGGTGCAACAACTGGTCATGGGCGGGGCTGAACGCACGGTGCGTGAAGTCATGGCGCAGATCGAAAACACAACAGCCAAAATTGCAAATGCTGAGAAGGATTACGACTATTGGACAACGAAGCATGGAGACGTGCCCAGTTATGCAACCGCTGAAGCCGCTGAGCAGGCTGGAATTCCGTCATTGGGTTCATCAATGGACGAAATCAAAAAACAACTAGGCGGCGAATTAGTTGCTGAAGCACCGCAATGCCGTCATGGTCACCGCGTTTGGCGAACTGGAAAGAGTGCGAAAACTGGTAAGGATTGGGCTAACTACTCATGCGTCGGACGCAAGCCTGATCAGTGCGAACCCGTTTGGTACGTTTTCACGTCCGACGGCACATGGAAGCCACAAATCTGATGAGTGACTACATTGAAGTAATCAACCCGCAAACCCGCATGTGCAAACTATTGCAAAACGGGCAAGTAATCGCCGAATACAAAGTTGAGCAGTGTGACAAATGCTCAATGCTGACCAAATTTGACCAGTTTGGCTATCAAAAGGGTTTTGGCAATGAAAAAATTATTTGGTTTTGTGCGGGTTGCAGATGAAAATGCAGCTGACAAGGGCTGAAGAAATTGAGTGCTTAAAGGCTGCAATTCAATTTTCAATTGACGGTGACAACCAGGTCAATGACCCGTTGCGATACAACACCGAAATAGGGTTTTTTGAATTTATTGCTGAATGGGCTGAAACCATTGGTAGTGAATGGATTGTTGCAAAATACCTGGGTGTTACCTATGACCCGCATGAGCCGAAATACAAAGTAAAGGCAGACGTGGGCAATGGGATTGAAGTCAAGTGGACAAAGTATGTCGCAGGCCAGTTGATCGTCCATGAATACGACCGCACAACAGACATTGCAGTCCTGGTGACGGGCAAATCACCGCATTACTTCATTGCGGGTTGGATTCCCGTGGCAATTGCCAAGAAGCCGCGTTATCGCCATTCAAAGCAACCAAACTGGTGGGTCACGCAAATCAACCTGCAACCAATAGAGAATTTGAGGAAATCCACTTATGGACAGACTGCAATTTGAATGTCGAATGTGCAAGAAGGTAACAATGCAGCTAATTGTGCGAATCACGGACTTATTGCCGCCAGGGGTCGAAACGCTGCAATGCACAATTTGCAGTTGTATGACAGTTGCACAGATTGGAACATCAAATGCCAATCTATGAATTTAAATGCCAGGTGTGCCAAATCAGTGTTGAAGTGGATAGATCAATCCATGAAGAACGCGAACCAATCTGCTGCGGGGCAAACATGAGTCGGGTCTACTCAACTTTTGGCATTTCATTCAAGGGAATAGGCTGGGGTCATCAATGAGAAGTTATACACAGGTGTTATCCACATGGGTGCAAAAGGTGTGGGACACGCCCAACGCCATGCGTAAGTTATCAACTTCCTTGACAGTCGCGGTACGCTATTTTCGCTTGAAGCGAGCCGCTTATGCGGATTGCTCGCGAGGGCGCAAATGGCTAATGGGACAGGTCTATTTCATAGCGGCATTGCTTTCAATAACAAGCATTTCACAATCATCAGCTGCTAATTATTCAATAGATTATTTAAAGTTGTATGCACACTCTAGGTTGATTGATTACAAAGAATTCCAGTGTTTCAATAAGATCATCACTAAGGAATCACGCTGGTCATACACTGCACGCAATGGGTCACACTATGGACTAGGTCAAATGCGCTCAACGCACTATCGTGACCTAGACCCATTCAGACAGATAGACTCATCATTGCGATACATAACAAAGCGTTATCAGACACCATGCAAGGCATGGGCGTTCCACCAGGCGAATGGGTATTACTAATGAGCAGTGCATTGAAGGACAATGGTTCAACATCTAAGTGGCGCAAGATACGCGAGCGCATACTTAACAGAGACGGACACACATGCCAACAGTGCGGCATGGACGGCAACAGCGTTGATCACATAGTGCCAAGACAATCGGGTGGAACTGATGATGAGTGGAATTTGCAGACTTTATGCGTTTCCTGCAATTCTTCCAAAGGGGGGCGGTTTTTTAATACATCACCGACAC